CTGTTCACATTGTTCGTCCTCACTGCTGTGTTATTGAACCTGTTCACGTTGTTCGTCCTCACTGCTGTGTTATTGAACCTGTTCACATTGTTCGTCCTCACTGCTGTGTTAGCGTTATTGTTCGTCACTACTGTGTTATTGAACCTGTTCACTGCTGTGTTAGCGTTATTGTTCGTCACTGCTGTGTTATTGAACCTGTTCACTGCTGTGTTAGCGTTATTGTTCACCACTGCTGTGTTGTTGAACTGGTCCTTCTTGACTGGAGGAACATACTTTCTTCCAATCTTTACAGGTTCATGAATTTTCATGAACCTCAGACGCTTACCGATAGAATCGATCATTTGACTCTTCGTCATCTGGTCAAGTTGTTTGAGACCAACCTTTCGCGCGACCCTCTTAATATCGACACGCTTAGACGACGAATCAAAGAGTATCTCATAATCCCCAACGGTTAAAGGTGACTTCTTATCGACGAGGTACGTCTTGTTTGAGCTCATAATCAAAGGTGGGAGAGGTAACTTCCCTGCCTTGATATCGTCATAGACTTGGCATGTTTGTTCTTTTGTCAGTTTAATACTGTGTCCTGTGTTCATCTTGATGAGTTTTCTCAGGATGTCAAGATCTGCGTCTGGATCGCAAACCTCAATCATATATAGTAAACTGATAAAAAAAGTGTTATGTCGAATATCCAATTGTATACAATCGTAACTTCTCTTCGTATTCCATGCTGAAATCAAATATATCGGTGCATCCTATATTAATCTCTATCACATCTACAGGTGTTTTGAAGGTCTCACGATTTGATAATGCTGAACGAATGAGTATATCCACAAATTGTTTGGGATTATCAATACTTTCTCGATATATTTTGTCCATTTTAATTCTAATACACGTAACTTCGTGTGGTTTCTTATCTAAAAACGGTGTGAGTGGAAATTCTTCCTTCATCCCACCATCCACGTATGTATTTCCTTCGTAGTTTCCACATGCAAATATGAAAGGCACCGCCATGCTCATACATACAGCATCAATCACCTTCATAGTGGGGTGTGTATCTCGTGAAAAATAGACAGTCTCAGTGGTGTTCAGACAATACGCTGAAATATATATTTTAGTTTCTAATTCTTCAAAGGTTGGATCACAACCACATATGTCCACCAACTTTTTACGAATAGGGCCCATATCAACAAAACCAAATTTGTTAAAAAATGACCCTATGCGTATTTTAACAAAATTGGGGATATTTAATGATAAAGATATATCCAAGATTTCATCTATGGACATCCCCATTGCCAAAAACAATGCCAAAATTGCACCCGCTGAAGATCCAGATATTTCTTTCACATCTGCAAGTGAAGATTCACGTGTCTTTAAAGCACCAATGAGTGAAAATATTCCCATAGACGCTGGTCCAAGTACCAGATACTTCATCTTCTTACTTAATAGAACTGAGGAAATTGGCGACGCAAAAGCGCAAACACAACCGCAAACACAACCGCATGTGTCACAACAGCGGGGAGACTGGTCTGCCCGGAGCGGACGACACCACCCGACCCTGGGGGGAGAGTGAGCAACAGACCGGGGCTGAGAGCTAAGAAGAGAGTGGTGGTCACGAGAAGGTCGGTCTTGGTCAACACGATACCCATAGCCTTGGCGATGAGACTGTACACGAGAAAGAACACGAGCGCGTGGAAGAACACGGCGGGTGGAGCAGTTTTGCGGTTCATGAACTTGACGTTCTTGCCCGCGGTGGTCACGAGAACACCGGGGCTGAGCGCAAGAAAAAGAGCGGCGGGTATGGCAACTTTCTGAGAAGTGATATCGGGGAGCATTTAATATACGTCTATATATTTTTCCATGAACTCTGTAAAATGATAAAATGTGGCACCCCGCATAATCTCCTCGTGTAGTTCGTTATTATTGATGATTCGCCTGACATTTTTCCATATATGGTACAAATGTTCATCAAACCATCGTCCTTGTTCACGATAAGGGTCGTGTTCCTCGTAACAAAACGCAACAAAGTCACAGAATTCCCCTGAATGTTCGATGTGTGCATCGTAAAGGAGTGTCCTGATGGTATTCCACATCGCATGTAATTCTTCTGAGTATTCGACTTCCCAGTCTTCGATATTCAGAGGAGTGTATTCATTAAATTCATCGTCGTCACTCACATCGGCATCAAGGCCGTTGTTCGCTTCGTATACGTATTGGCTCCAGACCATGTTTAGTTACTTATCTTCTTTTTCGGGCTTCTCCTTTATACCACTTAGGGAGATTGAAGTGGATTCTTTCGTTTTAAGTCCATCTTTGATGGCATTTAGGGCTCCTTCGACCTTAGTTTCGTCTCCACCGAAGAATGTCATTAGACCTTCCTTGATGGCATCTTTACTCATACCAGACTTCCTGACTGATTTACGTATGCTAATTTTACCCTTCCTGAGGTTAATCGTATCGATACCTTGTTCGACCATATGCTTTTTTACCTTTTCCTTGAGACGTTTTTCCTCCTGAGTGAGAACCTTGATATCAGATTTCGCCTCGGTTAATTGTTTTGTGAGCTCTACCAGTTTAGATACATTCTCGGAGAGATCAGGTGCAACAGATGACATGGTTATTATTAAATACTAGAACTAAATCTTTAAGCGCAAAGTCCACGCTGCATGAGGTCAGGGACGATGGTGGAGTTGTTCCACACGAATGGCGCCTTGGGGTTGGGGGGGTCCTTGCGGATCTGCTGGTTAGCATTACGGAGGGCACCACCGACAGTCTCGGGGAAACCAATCTGCTTACGGGGTTCAAGGAAGTTTTGTCCCTTGAGGATGTCCTCTGGGGCAAACTGACCGAAATCTTCCGCCGAGGCAACCTCACGAGGGAGCAGGGAGGACGCGAGACCGGTACCCTTGTTCATACCACCACATATAGTGTCTACTGGGCCAGCCGAAGGGCCAGCCGAAGGGCCAGCAGAGGGTGCCATGCCGAAAGGCGTGTATTCACGCTCGACGATGGTGTAGCTTGACTTGTTGTTCATGGAAAAAAGGATGAAGATCAATGCAGCGACGGCGACCAACATGAAGATGTTCTGTGTACGACCCTTCATTATCTTTTATATACTGTTAACAAATTTTTTTATTCTTCCTCCTCGTCGACAAATGCATACTGGTCTGGGTATACATCTAGGATAGGATCTGGATGAACCTTGACCTGGACAATATTCCAGGTTGGGCCAAATGCCTTCTTGGCGAACCAAAGTCCGGCAAATTCGAGAATGACATTACAGTTTTTCCCTGGCTGAAGGGTCTCAAAGTCGACGAGCTCCTGCTGCGCGTTGTATACCTTGGTGACCTCGAGACGATCGCATGTCATCATACCACCCTCAAGGTTTGAAGTGTAGGCACCCTTGACGACACCTTCTGAAAGCTTCTTACCAAACCAGGTCTCACAATTCTCGAGGGCCGCCTCCAGGTTCTGAGTATCGATACCCTCAACCTTCTTGGTGTTCGCCTCTGATACGATATCAATCACGATCTCGCCTGAGACGTCGGCAACCTTCACCTTGTTTAGTTGAACAAAACACTTACGCTTTTCGTCGTTGAGAGCCTTTACGAAATAGAGGCCATCTTCACCTTTGGCTGGAGCGTTGTAGAACATTTATGTCTATATTAGGTTTCATTTCTTTAACCCAACAAACGGGATATTCGCAGCCTTATTGAGTAGCATTTTTGGTACCCACTGGTTTCTCCTGGGGTTATACCCATAGAGTGTTTTGGAGGTGTTCATATTCTTAGGGAGTGTTTTGGCATTTTCTGGGCGTAGTGAATATTCATTTTTCACATAGGCTGCGTTTGTGACATTCTTCCACTTGAGATTCTTTACGTTAAAACGTTTGTTTCCTGAAGATTTCTTGTATCCCTCTATATTGGTGTTTTTCACTACAGTTTTGAGACCATGTACGATTTGTTTGGACAGTTTATCACTCGATGGTTTAGTCGTGAAGTTTTTGTACTTCCCTGGCTCAACTTTCATGGCTTTGCTTATGGAAATATTTACTGGCTGTGTGGGTACTCTCTTCTTTGTGATAATCTTGGGGGATACCTTCTTGAAAACGTCATCCATGGAATTAGACACCTTGATGCGTTTATCGAAAAGCTGCGCCAATCGGATAAGTCTCTGCCTATCCCTTTCCTTCTTCTCTGGGCGAAGATTGAGTTTCTGCATCAGATAGATATCCTCAATAAGAAATTCCTTACTCGCTACAAGTATACGCTTATCATTTATCAATTTTCCAGTGTCTACATTACGGTATGTGATACCCCTCTTTTTCGTGAGTGCCACTTCATATCCAAACTCCTTGGGGCGCATAAAAGGGATGTCAAGAATGCCACCCATATTGAAGTCCTCAATCTTGTTAGATTTTGGTGAGAAAAGTCGCATATTTAAATCGAGTGCAAAAAGTTCTACATCGATGAAGATGTCACCCTTACCAGGTCGATTAGTGTTGGAAGTCTTCTTTTTCTTAATCAGGGAATATCTCCGTGTAACAAAAGGACCTTTCTGTTTGAAACCAATCCCCAAAAACTTGAACAACTTGGAGTGTGTCTTTTGCATCGACATAATTCGCTTGTTAATACGCAAATTGAGACGCTTAGCTAATTCCCCCAGTTTGTTCCATAGTAGGAGTTTGACTGCTTGTAGTTTTCCGAAATATTTATCATTCATCGGAATCCTGGGTACAAACTTTGCATCAATATCACTCGTGACGATTCGAGAGTTGAAATCGACATATAAATTGAATGCCTCTCCACCACTCACAATAAGATCACCTGAGGAACTCAAGAACTTGGTGAGATCCCCAATTGTGTCCAATATGATATCACGAATGGAATCAGTAACAAACACGTACATGATCTTTTCAAAATCTTTATCGATATGAGTACTTTTGACCCGATCACGGAACTTACCAAAGTCCCTCTGTAAGTTTCGATCGTAGTATTTTTTTAATTTAGCATCCTTGAAAAATAAATTTTCATTCATAAATTTATCAATCGCAGCCTTCGAATAAATCTTATCATCCATTATTATATCGTGATATAATAAATGGTATGCAACGTTATCGAAGAATGTCGGTGCTATTCATACACAGGTGAGAAGGAACAATTCTGTGGTGCGAGAAAAGGACCAAATGTTCTACCATGTCCGAGTGATTGTTGTGCGGGTGGTTGCCCTGATGACGGATCTAGACAACCATTTCGTTATATAGACAGGCCACCATTTGTCACATTAGGTAATCGTGGATTTGTCTTTTTATTATGGCTGATTGTGACCATGTCAATTATCTACTTCTTCAGACACTTAAAGATTAAGCAGGTAAGAAATATATAATGTCTCTTGAAAACATCGAACTCGAACTTACCGCCCTCCGCACCGATGTTAAGAACCTGGCCAAGCTTATTCGTAAGGTCAAGAACATTCAGGAAGACCCCGATGGTGAAAAAGCTAAGGCTCGTGCTGCCAACAACGGCTTCAACCGCAAGCAAGATGTGACGCCTAAGTTGCGCACATTCCTCGGTCTTCCCGCTGAAGAACTCATCTCCCGCTCGGAGGTGACCAAATTCATTAACAAGTACATCACCGAAAAGGGTCTCAAACATCCCGAAAACGGTCGCCAAATCGTCCTCGACGATACACTCCGTGACCTCCTCGCACCCCCCGCTGACGTTGTGGTTACTTACCTTAACTTGCAGAAGTACCTCAGCCCTCATTACATCAAAAAGGAGGCTTAAAAAATAAACACATTCTATACTAAAACATGGTGACTTTCCTTACAAAGGAGAGCGCTGAACAACTTGTTGGTACAAAAGTAAAAGACCTTGCTTTGTACCAAAGAGCTTTTACACATAAATCTGCTCTCAAGGAGTATGAACAATTTACAGAGTCCTTTGAAACACTCGAATTTATTGGTGACTCGGTCCTCGGGTTTGTCATCACTAAGTTTTTGTTTGATAGACATGAAAGTAAACAAGAAGGTTTCCTCACGAAAGCTCGTACCAAGCTTGTACGTGGTGAAACCCTGGCTAAAATTGCTACAAAGTTGGGTCTAGAGAAGTTTGTCATCATGGACGAAAAGGGGTTAAGAAATAACTGGAACAATAACCCCAAGATTTTGGAAGATGTTTTTGAAGCACTGATCGGGGCTCTGTACATGGACCTGGGTCTTCTTCACACGAAAGAATTCATTCTTAGGATTTACCAAGATCCTAACTTTGTTGATATGAACTCTATCATGGTGGATGATAACTTCAAGGACAAATTAATGCGCCACTGTCAAATTCAGAACTGGCCACTTCCCGAATATCGTGTCGCAGCACACCACGAGGGGTTGTTCTACATCGACATCTACATCAATGACGGTTTTGTTGCCAGGGGTGTCGCAAAGAGTAAGAAACAAGCTGAACAAAATAGTTGCATGAGCTACTTTCATGCACAAGATGAAGTTAAAAACTACAACTATAATTAATGTAAGATGCACCCGAATGTTAAAGCGCTACTTGAAATTGAATTCGCTGCCCAGAAAAGCGAGGAATGGCTTGCTCTCCGTGGAAACATGCTTACAGCGAGTGACGCGGCCACAGCCATCGGTGTAAATAAATATGAAACACCCGCTGAACTTCTCCTAAAAAAGTGTGGACTCGGTGAGAAATTCATGGGTAATTCAGCTACAAGACATGGTGAGAAGTATGAGGATGAGGCACGCATTCTATATGAAGAGAGGCACGGGGAGGTTGTACACGAACTTGGCCTTTGTCCCCATCCGGTCCATAAATGGCTCGGTGGGAGTCCCGATGGCGTCTCTGAATCTGGGAAATTGGTGGAGATTAAATGCCCCCCGATGCGACAGATTGTACCTGGAGAAGTCCCTATCCATTACATGCCCCAGCTTCAATTATGTATGGAGATTTTAGACTTAGAAGAAGCAGATTTTATTCAATATAAACCAGCAGAGACCAATTGGCCTAAACCCGAAGAATTTGACGTCGTTAATGTTAAGCGAGACCCCGAATGGTGGAAAACCAACTACCCAATCATGAAGGAATTTTGGGAAAAGGTCCTCTATTTTAGGGAGCACCTAGATGAACTTCCACCACCTAAGTTGAAGAAGACTCGTAAGAAAAAGGAACCTGAACCAGTTATCTGTGAAGTGGAGTTACTCCCCGACGAAGATTATTACAATGACGACTGAAGACCAATACACGCTTGCTAAGAACACCCTAAATGGTAGACTTTTCGCCCCCTACCAGCGCGAAGGTGTTCTCTGGATGCTCACGATGGAAGCACAATCGTCGGGACCCAAAGGAGGCTTCCTCTGCGATGAAATGGGGTTGGGGAAATCCATCCAGTTAATTGCTACTATGCTTGGTAACCCGAAGCCTCGCACACTGATCATCTTACCCAAATCTATTATCACCCAATGGGCGGAAGAAATCAACCGATTTGCTCCCAATTTGACGATCAATATTTATGATGGTCCAGAACGGAAAATGAAAGAAGCTGATGTGACACTTGCGCCATACACATTACTGACGGTCAAGGGTGGGTCTGCAGATGCCAAGACGCCCCTCCATATGGTCCAATGGGATCGAGTCATTCTAGACGAAGCCCACGAGATTCGGAACAAGAAGTCCAAGTTGTTCAAGAGTGTATGTCGCCTCCAGACTCAAATCAGGTGGGTTGTGACGGGAACGCCAGTGTTCAACTCCATGGAGGATTTCGTGTCTCTGTGTACTTTCTTGGGTCTTTCCAAAGTGGTTGTACAGAGCATGACCAATAAGGTGAAAGATATCTACATTCTCAGACGCACCAAAGAAGACTTGGCCCAAATCAGTGAGCGTCTTCGTTTGCCACCATGTCACTTTGAGAATGTGGAACTTGATATGTACCCAGATGAGAAACAACTCTATGAGATTGTCTTCCTCGAGGCACAAGAGACGATCCGTGATGCGTTTAGACATGCACAGAGTTTAAACGCCAAGAACATGGTGATCTTGGAGTGTCTTTTGAGAGCTCGGCAGGTGATGATACATCCACAAATGTACATCGATGGTGTCGCCAAACAAACCGGCACAAAAGCGGAGAAATGGGTTGGACGTTCCAAGAAGATGGAGACTCTTTTCGAGATGGTCAATTCCCATCCCAGTGAGAAGACCCTCATTTTCTGTCAATTCCGAGGGGAGATGAATCACATCCAGAAGAACATGGAAAGACCTGTTTTCAGGATTGATGGGTCAGTTCCCAAGGAGGAGCGGGTCAATCAGATTGAGGGTTTCAAGAAGGCTGCACCAGGGGCTGTCTTTATCATTCAGATAAAGGCTGGGGGGCAAGGTCTCAACCTCCAAGAAGCGACGCGTGTATATATCACCGGTCCATCATGGAATCCTTCTACGGAATTACAGGCGATTGGTAGGAGTCACAGGACGGGTCAAACCAAACCAGTGTATGTCAAGAAACTGATCTACAAAGAGTGTGAGCGTTTTGTGAGTGTTGAGGAAGAAATTCTTGCGCTTCAGGGGCATAAGTCTATAGTGTGTTCAAAAGTGCTTAACGATGAACGAATTGAAAAACAAATCCCAGTGAACAGGACATCGGCAAAGATTTCAATTATGGACATCAGGAAAATTTTCAAAGCGTAAGATAAAGATGATTGGTTCCCGCGCTGAAGTTTTCCACGGTACCGCTGACAAGACCGCTGGTGGTCTTACAAAGAAGGGTCTCATGCAGGATTCCAAGGATGGTCGCATCAAGAGCAAGGCTGCGCACGATGCCGCCTTGAAGCGTATGAAGAAGGAGGGTAAGAAGGCTATGGTGAATGTATTCAAGCCCAAGGCGGGTGAGTTCAAGTTGCAGCCCAAGGAGGGTACGAAGGCTTACAAGAAGCTCATCAAGAAAATGTAAGTATAGAGTAAGAATGACTCTTGCTAAATGGGAGGAGTCTGTCAAAGTTGCTAAGATCAAATTAGGTTTGGACCCAAAGAAATTTACCAGGGTGCAAGGTAAATTGCTTAAGGAGGCTCAGGCTGTTTATAGTATTTTGCTTTTAAATAAATCTAAATCATAAATTGAAATCCCTTAAGATTCTGTGGCTCGTAGACTACGAGTTGATGGAGTTTCCAAGTACATCCAAACTTTCTGTTCAAGAAATACACACTATTGAGTTCAACACTAGCGTGTCCCGAATTTCTTGCATAGAGACCATTCGTCACTTCATCTTTTTTCGGGTTTTTATCCCCATCGAAAACATTCGCCTTAATCTGTTCTTCCATAGTCGTATCAACCTTGATGCGGAATTTAGGCTCACGACCAGGAGACTCCTTTACGTTCGAGTTGAACATAGGAAGTAGGTCTTCTTTGGACATCTTAGACCCAAAAATAACTTCACTTTGCTCGACGACAGCGTCTATGATTTTGTCCTCTACATTTCGCAATGATTTGTAAAATATGTTCATATAACTGTCTTCTTCATCGTGACCTTTCACGGCAAAGTCGATGTTGTACTTGGTAGGTCCAACCTCGGGTGTGAAGCCAGAGACACCGAAGGGCATGTACATACGGGGAAGTTGAACACGGAATGGTGTTCCTTGTTTTGTACAGACGACAATCTTTCGGTTATTGAATTCATTTATTTGGAGGTTTTCGATTGCTTTTTCCATGTATCTACTCTACTCTTCTAAACTTTAAGCTGAACATGCGACACAGTCGGGTTCAAGACTAAATTGGATTGGTCGAGCCTTAGCTTTTGACCTGAGGTAGTACATACCAGTCTTGAGACCAGCTTTCCAAGCATACATATGCATTGAGGAGAGCTTAGACATTGTGGGACTCTCTATGAAAAGATTCATAGATTGGGATTGATCGATGAAACGACCCCGGTCCGCTGCCATATCGATGATACACTTCTGACTAATTTCCCATACAGTCTTGTACAAATTCTTGATGTTCTCTGGAATATCCACAATGTTTTGGACAGACCCACCAGCCTTGACCATAAGATCCTTCATCTCCTTTGACCAGAGACCAATCTTCTTAAGATCATCGACGAGGTGCTTGTTCACGACCACGAATTCACCAGCGAGGGTGCGTCTCAGGTAAATATTAGTCGTATAGGGTTCGAAACACTCGTTGTTACCTAGGATTTGAGCCGTAGATGCCGTGGGCATTGGGGCCATGAGGAGACTGTTCCTAAGTCCCTTGGTCTTCACGCGTTCACGCATCGCATCCCAATCGTAGCGACCACTGAACTTGGTCTCACCCTCCCACATATCGGGTTGGAGAATACCTTGGGATGTTGGGGATCCCTCAAAACTCTCATAGGACCCCTCAACTTCTGCCAATTCAGAACTCGCTTCGAGGGCTGCGTGGTACATAGTCTCAAAGATGTGTGCGTTCATGAGACGAGACTCTTCACAGTCGAAGGGGAGACCACAGAGAATGAACACATCCGCGAGACCTTGGACACCTAGACCAATAGGGCGATGCTTCATGTTGGAACGCTTCGCAGTCTCCACGGGGTAGAAGTTCCGGTCGATGACACGATTGAGATTCTTCGTGACAGTCTTGGTCACCTCATGGAGCTTCTCGTAATCGAACGTCTTCGTCTCCTTGTTCACATACTTGGGGAGGGCGATAGAGGCCAGGTTGCACACGGAAGTCTCATCCTTGTTCGTGTACTCTATAATCTCGGTACACAAATTGGAACTCTTAATCACACCCAAGTTCTTTTGGTTACTCTTCGCATTACACGCATCCTTGTAGAGCATGTACGGTGTTCCTGTCTCTGTTTGCGACCTGATAATTGCCTTCCATACTTCAGAGGCTGGGACAGTCGAATGGGCGAGTCCTTCTTCCTCGTACTTGGTGTACAGTGCCTCAAACTCCTCCCCATAGACATCAGAGAGACCCTTTGCCGTGTCTGGACAGAAGAGTGACCATTTACCACCCTCCTCAACCCGTTTCATAAACAGATCGGGAATCCACATGGCCGAGAAAAGGTCTCTACATCTAGCCTCCTCATCACCTTGGTTGAGGCGAAGCTCTAGGAAGTCCATGATATCTGCGTGCCAGGGTTCGATATACACGGCAATAGACCCTTTACGGCGACCAGCCTGGTTCACATAGCGGGCTGTGGCATTGAAGACCCTAAGCATGGGAATAATACCATCGGATTGACCGTTGGTTCCCCGAATACGAGACTTATTGGCACGAATATCATGAATGTGCATACCGATACCACCAGCCCATTTACTGATTTGGGCACATTCTGTGAGGGTTCCATAGATACCATCGATGGAGTCTTCCTTGTTGGCGATGAGGAAGCACGAAGACATTTGGGGTCTAGGTGTACCAGCATTGAATAGGGTTGGGGTGGCGTGAATGAAGAGACCTTGGGACATCTTATCATATGTGTCAAGTACGGAGGGAATATCCTTTCCGTGGATACCAATGGCAACGCGCATGAAGAGGTACTGGGGTGTCTCGATTAACTTTCCATCAACGCGTTGAAGGTAGCCTTTTTCGAGAGTCTTGATACCAAAGTACCCAAAATCAAAGTCTCGATCACTCTTGATTTGATCCTTCACCTGCTGAGCAACTTCAACAACTTCGTCTGTGACGACACCAGCCTTCTGAAGCTTCTTCATGGCGAGATGGAAATTGTTGGGGCACACCTTATGGATGTTACTTGCGATAATACGGGTGGCGAGAACTTCGTAATCTGGTTCGGAGGTGATCATACCAACACAAATTTCAGCGGAGAGGGTGTCGATCTCCTGTGCAGTAATGTTATCGTACATAGAAGAAAATACCTGTTGTGCAACCTTGGAAGAGTCACATTTTTCAGAGAGTCCATATGTTAAATTCTTGATCCTATTGGTGACGTTGTCAAATTTCATTTCCTCAATACGACCTGAGCGTTTAATGACCCTCATATATCTAAAGTTCTCGTTTTATTTTTAACTTACTTCTTACACTCGAGATCCGCACTCCTCACGGACACGGTTCCAAAAGTCTCAAACTTTCGGTTGGGTTGGAGAAGATAAGTGTTCACGAAGAATGGACCCATTTCACCAGCCTTGGCCACGGGGGGGTAAGAGCCAACGAAGCAGGCTGGGGGTTTGCATGGAATTTCCTCAAAAGTTGGGGGCTTGCTGGCATACACTTCATTAAAGTCAGCGAAGTTCACCATTTACTATTTACACACAATTTTTTTCGGCGAGTATATTAAATGTGTGATAACCTCCACCTTGATTCCATCCAGCAGTGTGAGACTCCATTGAACACTCTTTTCTTTTCGGAATTCAATACAAATCTTATCCAGCGTGGCATCCGTCAGACGTTCAAGAACAAAACTGGTATTGCCATCGATTACCAAAACCCAGATGATTTATATGGTATCATGCGGATGGTCTTCATCAACAACTCTGGTGATCAATACAGTCAAGTGAATGAACAAGTCAGGGAGATTAACACTCGTGTCATCGCCACCGCCCTGTCCCAAATCCAAACCGGTGTGTCCCAATACATCGCTTATACCCGTGACATCGATACAATTAGTGTTCCCCTGGATCAACCAGTCAATACCAGTACCTACGGAAAGAAGATTGACTTCAATAACAAGATTGGTATCAATTAAAGATTGGAACCCAAAGAATAATAAGTCATGAGTCTAAACTACTACAAAGTAGAAACCGAGAAAGTGTGTAGATCAAAGGGGTGGGATCGAGCTGCTGTAGATACCGTATGGCTCTTACTGACAGAGGAGTTTGGTGAACTCGCATCTGCGATCAGACAGTATAAGAAAACGTTCAAGAAACAAAACCTCAAGAAGGAACGAGGCACCGATGTCATGATGGAAATGGGGGATGTATTCAGTTATCTCTTCCAACTGGCACATATGTTGAATGTTGATTTAGATAAAATGTGGGAAGTACATAAATATAAAATGAAGGACAAAAATTATAATGTGAACTAGTACTAACAGCGATGAGTACATTTATGCTCAACGACGAGGATACCATTAATGATGTGAACCCATTTGTCACACACGACTTTTCCCTCCCAGGGGGTGTGCGACAGACGGGTGATTTTGCGGATTTTGTTGAGATGAAGAAGCCTCTGCAGATGCCAGTGATGGAGAAGAGTGTCTTCTGTAGCACCGGTCTCTGTGCAGAACAAACCAAGCCCTGTCTCATTAAGAAGAAGGTACGTCCTCAACGTAATATTGATTACGGCTTTACACGCCCCATGAAACAGGTTATCGTGGGTGTCTCGAACAAGAGCATTCCCTATTTTTTGATATTTGTAGTCCTACTTCTCATTGTTCTAACTCTATTATACGTAAGACGTTGAGGAAGTATTCAAGCCTGGACTTGTTTGTACATTCCTGAATAGCGTGGGGGATATACTTCTTACATAACTTTTTAATGAATTCCATCTGCCAAGCACTCTCCATGTTTACACGGGGTGGTTGGAACGTTGAATCTATAATCTTTACAGCGTGTGCAATTCGTACGTAAGTCCTGTCACTTTTCTCATATGTGAGAACATTATCGAGGACAAGTTCAGCAATGCGTTGACGAACTTCGAGAGTCTTCTTGACCATGGTATCCAGGAACTTGTCATAGGGAATCGAACGCTTCTCAGATTGGACATGCATCCAATCAGCGAGGGGTTCGGTATTGATATAATCCGTGAAAGTTGAGTACCCCTTTCCTTTCATATATCGGTCATATACGATTTCAACGTATGAAAGGTCAGAGTCCACATCATGTACATGTTTAGCAGAACGGATAAAGGAAGTCATCTAGCTTTATGGTGAACTTTTTCTCTAAGTATAGAATAAAGAAATGATCGAGATAATTTTGCTTCTCGCATGCTGTTGTTTTATTTTCATAGTAGTATTGGCTGGGTGGTTTCTCAACAGGGGAGAAGAGGGTGACGAATGTAAGGGTAAAGACAAAAATGGTAAGTATGTGAGAGACGAAGACATTAAATGTGTCCTAAAATCGTGTGACACTGGGTACTACAAGTCTGGAAAAGAGTGTCTCGTTGACCAATCTGGTGTCGTTTGTGTTCCCACAGGTACACCAGATCCCCAGGGGACCTACCTCACAACCGTGAGTAATGTTTGTACTTTAAGTAGCTGTGCCACTGGTTATACAAAAGATGGTACTACATGCAGCCCAGGTCCCTCAGCCTGTAAACCAGACCAATCTTTCGATGCCCAGACTGGAACAGTGGCATGTGAGAGTATTGATGACTTTAAACCTGAAGCCGCTACATGGTGGGGTGCCGGTATCTCTAATGCACCCGTTTCTAGTGAAGAAGCCACTGCGGCGGGTATGTCACATACATTCCACGAATTGAGTTCCAGTGCAACCAATAAGAAATATATCGCGATGCGCAAAACTGACCAACATTGCAAAATGGTTGAAATCGATGTGACCAAGGTTGGTCCCAACTGTAACTATTCAATTAATGATGCTGGGTACTCGGGTATGGATGTAGCGGGTACTAGTGGGACAGCTTGTACGGCAACGACAGATGCTGAAGTTATTGCACAGTGGAATGCGAAGACTGCTACCCCCACTGCGAGGACCGCAGCCACTGATACCGGGTATGGACTTAAATCTATCAAGTATTCGATGTACTGTTAAAATTCCCAAATTTCATTATTGATAAGTTGATACAATCAACTCTTGAATAATAAATGATTTATATATAATTCCCTAAACGAACACCTAAGTGAGCCACCCACAATGTAAAAAGTATGTATTCAACTATTGCAAATAATAGCTTTTCCTATCTCCTGACGCTCGATGAGATACGAAAAGCCTTACCAGATGAGACGAGGCCCTCATGGATAAAGATTACGACAATCACTATGGTCTCGAGCTTTATCCAAGAGATTGATATAAAGCGACTCCGAAGCATTTTTGAGAGGATAGGGTCCTACAAGATGCGACGTGAGGGAACGACCACGGATGGTTTTGAGTGGAAGTTGAAACCGACGACGTTTTATAACCAAGTGACCCTAACGTACCACGACACCTACAGTACCAAGTCTGTCAAGGTGTTCCCCAACGGTTCGATTCAAGTTGCGGGGTGCTGTGACCTCTTTGACTGTAAGCGTATCATCACCCAACTCATCCAGATCTTCAAGAATTTTTTGGGATTGGAAATCAATGTTTCTAGTGATTCCTTCCGAGTTGTGATGATCAACTCCAACTTCAGTCTCAACTATAACGTCAACCTCATGAAAGTGGCTGACTGGTTCGAAGAGTACAATGACATCTTCAAAGTTTCTTTCGAACCAGACAGGTATTCAGCAGTGAAAATTAAATTCAAACCAGCCCATGACATGAAGGAGATTACTTGCAGTATCTTCAGTACTGGGAAGATCATTATCACTGGTGCGGAGACCCTAAAAGAGATTGCATTTGGATACAATATCATCAATCAACACATCAATGAAAATGTCGACATTAGAGTGTCTCGCACCGAGGAGACTGACGTCTTTGACATTTTCTTGGGGTATAAATGTGACCCTTTTATCAAAAAGCTCAGAGAGAAGGGGTTTGAATCTTGGATGAAGACGATTACTAATAGGCGAATTAATTTCTAATGGTATTGTAATAAAAATGTCTCAGCGACTTGGTATGGCCGACGGTCGGTGCTTCACCATTAACTCTTCAGCCCAGCTCTTTAACAATTACGTCATGAAGCAGAACAACATTTCCTTCGAGGACAACTATTCGTACCGCCAACTCCTCCAAAAACAAGGTCCCCAACTCATGTCGCAGGTACAGGAGCAACAGGGTAAGGCGAACTGCAACAACTGCAACGTACCCCTCCTCAAGATGCCCGATGTGTACTAACTGAGAGAAATCACCAAAAAAACTTTAAATCCTTCCTATAGAATGTCGACGTGTTCCATATGTCTCGGTGAAGTCCGATCGACGAGGACAAATCCTCCGATCCGATGTGGACACATATTTCATTCCCACTGTCTACAGAGGTGGAAAGACCAAGGTAAGAATACATGCCCAACTTGCAGGAAAGTATTTGATGCTTCTCAATTTAAGATTATAGTCACGATTCAAAACAATTACACAGCAGAGGCAAACTCTGTGTCCTTGAATGAGGAATCTATTTTTAATGTGATGGATCTTTTCGATATCAATTTTGACGTAGAAAATTTACCCGACCTAGACAGCATTCTTGCGGACCTTGGGATGAGTCTTACCGACTTTGATCCCAGTGTTCTTCACGCAGAATGAACTACAGTACCTCTCATAGTTTAGACCTGGATAGTTCCTAGAAGCTTTGCGAGGATCCATGATAGCCTTTCCCTTCGCATCAGTCAGAAGTGGCCCAGTAGCCCACCCACGCTTGTGACTGAATACATTCGCCTTGAATACGATACGCTTACCAACTTTAAATGTACCAGCCTTCTTCACCCGTGATTCGGGAATCTCGAAGAATTTGGCAACGGATACGATAGTGTCACCAGTCTTGATTTTGTACTCCACCACACCATGTTGCTTGTAAAAATGGAAATCACCTTGACGGATATAGTTTGTGGGTCTCCCAGGAGAGACAAACATCATCACCTTGAAGTATCCCTTTTTACATTTTTCATTAGCTTTGACCATATAGACCTTCTTGGGGTTATCGGAGACGACACGTTTAGGAAGACCTGTACAGTGGGTGTAGTTGTGATTCCCGTTTGACATCCCAGACCGGTCACCAGGAATAGACTTTTGCCACCTGTATGCCTCATAGTCACCCACAGCATAGGCATAGCAGTTATTGTTTCCAATACCAGTCGTTGTTCCCCACCGTCTGTTTGTGAATTTACTTTCGGAACCACTCAGGGGTGGTGCCTTCATTTATAGTTTGTCCAGAAAAAAATATATGTACATAACAAATGATTCAAGAAGTTACCAAGGCTCAAACTAAGTCTGACGCACTCACCGAGTTCCTCGTCTTCGTGCTCACTGTGCTCATCAGCACTTTCCTACTCCGCCTCGTCTGGAACCGATCCCTGGTGAAGCACATCACCGTGCTCAAACCCATTTCTACCATGCTGGATGCTTTCGTGCTTGCTCTCGGTCTCCAAGTTGTTCGTGGTATTTAAACTTCCTTGTACCCAACAGTCTTCTCACCCTCAGGGCTGACGAGAGTGGGGAAGGCCTTCATACCCTTGCACTCCTCTTTGTCGCAATCGACAAAGGTGTGAGCCTTACCAGCCTTTTTCATGTGTTCCAATTGTTTACGAGTCCAACCACATCCCATGGTCCCGTAAACAGTCCAACCCTTCTCACCCTCCACAACCTTCTTGGCCTGTCCAGTTTTCATCAGAATGATGATGTTGATAATCGCAAGGATGATGAAAGCGAGCATTGTTTATACTATGGTACAATATTATTTTCGACGAATGATGGGCTTTCGTTTTTTTGGTATAGCTTTTAGCATGGCAGCTGCACGAGCTATCGCTGCTTTCTTATTGGCGGGAGATTGAAACTTCTTTTTAGGAACCATGATGATGACAGGCTTTTGAGGTTTGGGCATGGGAACCATCACGGTCTTTTCACCCGTAAAGAAAGGTTTAGAGAGAACCCCCTCGAAGCTCAAATTCACCGTCTTGTTACCCCTCAACCTATAGTTCTTTACAACATTCGAATTATTTACAAGATACTTGTCTGGTAAAAG